GGATACACCCCAAAGGTAGAACCACCGGCGTAGGTCTGAACCGTCTGGTAGTTTTCATCCCAGTTGGTAAACGCGTTCCACGCATGCTTCACGAACGATCGAAAACCCATACTTCACCTCCTTTCGAGTTCAACTACGCATTTACTTACCTCGGACGAGGTGGTGAATGGGCGTATTAAGTGCTCGATCCAACTTGTCTCGAGTCGTGGCGTTTCCAGATTCGATTCGATCTTTCTGAGCCTGAAGCTTGGCTGCACGATTCGCAGCGATCTTCTTGATATCACCGTTGTGCTTGATCAACTCAGGGATTGTCGCTACATTCACCTTGTAGTTGAGATTTGCAAGTCGGCTTCCCTGACCGGAAGCAATCTTGTTGTGGTAGTCCAGCTGCTTTTGCTTATGCTGCCCCCACTTCATGCCCATAACGCCATGATGCTCGAGAAACAGAGACTCCAAAGAAGGCTTCTCTTCATCGCCGTAATACTTGCTCATTCAAACGCCTCCTTATTAGCCTTCCAAGCAATATAGGCATCCATCATTGCAGCTACGTTGTCGATCTTGGCATCCATTCGCTTCTTGAGAAGCTTTCGGTTACCGTTTGTATCTTCCATGGTGATGGCGTTACCCATGGCGAATGTCATAAGTGCTTGGTCGAACTGAAGTAGACGTTCGGCGCTTAGGTTCTTAAGTTCCCCCAGCGGTACGGACTCCGACTTTGCACCCTGTATAACCTTTTCGATCCCAAAGGGGCCGTTCTCAGCTTCCCAGCGGGTAACAAATTCTTTCGCGTTGTACGGGTCGAATCCCAAAGCACGTACGTCATATTCTGACTCCAGAATGAACGCGTCAAGGTCGTCGTACACCTCCATCATGTCGAGTACTGTTCCCTCGAGCACGTGCAGGCTTCCTTCGTTGATGAACTCATCATATTTCTGACGCATGGCGCCAGGAAGCTTCATCAACGTCAGAGAAGTGATGTAACTTCTGGTTTTAATTCCGAAACCTTCTCGCAAAGGGAACAGAAATGTAAAAGCACAGAAGTCATCGCCCTGGGAAAGGTCAGCACCCAAAGCACATGGCATTCTCCAGAATTCACGCTTTCGATGCGGCAGAGTTTCTTCGTAGGTGAAGAAATAAGTGTAGCCTTCCATCGGAATTCCGAATCGCTTAGCTAGAATGTCGTTTCTTGAAGCAGGAGCATTTTCTGCCCTTTCGACATCCAACTGATACGTTTCGTATGTGACCGTCTTTCCGAGATTCGGATTGGCCTTAAGCCATGTTTCTGGATTTGATACTTCGGTTAGATCATCAAGTTTGTAATGCCAAATCGAAACGTGAGGTGCTTGATAGTCACCTTTCAGAATGTCGGCCAATTCAAGCTTGATTGTATCTCCGCTACCGTTTCGAACAGTTCCTTCGGAGCTGATGGCAACAATCAGATAATCGTCATGCTTTGAAGCTCCTTGTTCGATTGCACCGACCACATCTTCTCGAATGTCCCCAGACAACCATTCGTCAACCGTTGAAACCTTGGGTCGAAGACCTTGTAGTTTCGCGATAGACATTGGCCGGACTTCAAGCAGAGAACCAGTCAAGAAATTTTCGACGCCTTTTTTAGTTGACGCCAACTTGACACGGTTAGCTCTTGAACCGGTTGTATTTTGAAGCGATCCTTCTGTCAAGAATTTGAACAGAGGACCTCGACTTCTCGTGATGGCAGTACGAAAAGGCGACATGACTTCGTCGGCCTGTTTCATCGTCGGCGCTGTAGTAATTTGGTGCGTAGTAGAAGTATCGACATTCAAGAAATAGCTTTGTATGCATTCAGCATACATGGATTTAGCAGCACCTCGTGCAACGATGAGATACTGCTTTGTTATCAAGCGCTTCTTGATGGATTTGTTTATGTAAACTCCGCCGCCTCGACCATCGGAATAAGGCTGGTATACACTTCGATCTACAAAGTAATACCAACCGAAAATCTGTTCCGCCCAAATTTTAAACGAAGGAAGCAGATGAAGGTCGCTTCCATCTGTGAGTGTCAATTCATTCTCACAGTAAAGGATGAAACCTTCAACTGCTTTGTCATCGTAGTAGATATTTGGATTGGCAATGAGAGCGTCTATTCGGTTCATCTCAAGAGAGATTTCCCGGTTAACCGGAATTTCCCCTCGAATGACCGCGTCGCGAAATTCACCGTAATAGATCGGAACAGCTGTATTAGATAGACCCATTGTGTCCTCTATCTATTCAGCAGCTGCTTCTGCGATTTTCTTAGCTGCGTTAGCAGCCTTCCCAGCCTTGATCCCAGACTTGACAGCCTTACCGACAGGGCTCTTAGCCAGATTATTCAAATCGTTCAGAGTGCGCCCGACGCCAATAACAGCATCGATGCGCTTCTTTCCGGTTTCGAACTTGGAAGGCTTGGCACTATTGTTGACAAGGTTGCGATGCTGCTGCTCCAGGTTCATTCGAGTGACGAGTTCCTGGAGTTCCTTGTTTGACAGAGCCTGCGTTCCGTGCTCCTTGACCGTTTGCTTGTGCGATTCAGCCTTGGAGTAATCTTCAGAAACATGAGAGGAGGAAGATTCAGAAGAACCCTTTCGATGTCCCCACTTCATTCCGAGAACGCCGTGGTGCGCAAGGAAATCGGTGAGTTCGATACCCTGCTTCATAGAATCAGTAGAATCCTCGTCAGCATCCATAGCATCGGCATCGCCTAGAGAAAGAATGTGGCCCTTAGGGCCCTTCTTAAGATTAACCTTATAGGCAATGTCAGAATGAGTAACATCGGCTGTAGAAACATGCCAACTATCGTTTTCCGGATTAGCATCAATCACATACTTCTTGGTTCCAGAAGCATTCGTACCCATCTTGGCAGCTCCTTCACGGAGGTGCTTGACATAGGTTGATTGAATTTCATGTGCGTACTTCGCTACGACTTCACCACGAGCTTTGGTAAAATCAACGTTCTTGTATTCCGGCTTGTTGTTGATACGATGCAGCTCATGGCTATTCATTTGTTGTGCCGCATAATTATGGAGAAGTATGTGGTTGTTAAGCCTGTCGGCTTTCTTCTCAAACTTCTTGTCAAGCTTGGCGATCTTCTTGGTCTTGGCCTGCTCGCCTTCGTGGCCGTAGTCCTTTCGAACACCCCACTTCATTCCCTTGACACCGTGATGAGTTAGAATATCTCCCACCACGGCGGTTCCGTTTCCGGGAACGTGGGTGGAGGAGGATTCGGATCGGTCCATGATTCCCCTTCCCGCTTGACGCTGAGACGCCATTCGAGTTCTTCTATTTGCTTGTTCGTTGACTCGATTACGAATGACGTTGTCGGTGGATCGAAAAGCATTCTGACTCGAAGAAAGAAGTAACTCTTAATCGAATTCAAGTTCAAATCTGTGCCGACAAAGGCATCCCACGTAACCGTGTTATCCATGATCATGAAACCATCGGTCGGACCGATTCCCAGATCATGAAGAATAGTGAATACAGAGTTGATGTGAATAATTACATCAGTGTCGAATGCCGTATAAGACGGATCTATACCAAGAAGTTTCTTGACATCATCAAGAATGCTATTAGGCACGTGGGACGCCTCCTTTCATCAACTATCAGGCGACGACGTGGAATCCCCACTTGGCGCCGAGCTTCGAAAGCGATGTCATACCGGGAATACCATCCGCGTCAGAACCGCTGTAACCAAGACGACGCTGCCAACCCTCGTAAGCGGTCTTTGTCATCGTGCCGAAAGCACCACGACCCCATCGCCTGTCGGTGCCACTCAGAAGACCTTCGAGAACGAGAGCGTTCTGAACCCAGATCACCTGGTTGTAGTTGGTGGTGGCGCCCTGAGGCTTCGGCGGGTCCTCGTGGGCACACATCTGAATGATCTTCAGAGAAATCGGCGGAGCACCCTGCATCGACGGATGCGGATTGGACGGTGGGTTCGAAGGAACCGAAGGAGTTCCAGACATCAGGTCATACTGATGCTGCATCTCTGCGACGATCTCATCCCAGTGGTCCAGCGCCCAAGGACCCGGGCAGTCGTCAGACACCCAGTGCTTGTGCGGAAACACATTCTCGTTACTCGGACGAGCACCGATGACGTGATGGAAAAGCCAAGCGGCCAGACGAGCAGCAGACTTCCAAGTCGCGTCAGCAATCTCCCAAGATGGAGAACCAGAAGCATCGGCCATCTCGATACTGATCGAAGATTCGTTGCCCTGAGTGTTGCCGGTGGCCCAAGCGTACTCATGAACGTCAACGAACTGAGCGATTGCGCCGTGAACGTCGACATCGAAATGAGCCGAAGCCTCACGAGTGCGCCAAGTGTTCAGAACATCCTCATGAGTGTTGGCCACACCGCCATTGTGGTGGATTGTGACGGAAGTCTTGGTGAAAGACTGATGTGTCACATGGCCGGTAGCGCTGAGAGCCGAAACGAGATCCTCGATCGGCTGGTCGTAAGCAATAGTAGTCACGTTCTAATTCCTCACCAAAGTTTTGTATCACCAGGCCTACGTTCGACGGGAAGTCTTGGAAGAAGTTTCGCGTCTCCGTAATGAATGGCGTTGTGTGTCGTATGAGTGACCGCGATCAAGAACTCCGGATCGAGAATCTCTCTATTGAATTCAACTAGGTCGCTGACGGTCATGGGATTCATGTGATGGATGTAGATCCGATCGTGGATCTCATAACCGCCAACGCCTAGATCGCATCCATCGTCGCGAACGATAACATGATGGCGAACTTGCTTCCATTCATGGGATGCGTAGAATCGTTGGTTTAAGAATCTGTCGAAACCGAAGGTCGTACCGCCTACCTGTCCGTGAAGCTTGAGATAGTTGAAACGATCTTCTAAGGTTTCTAGTCTACGAAGTTCGGAGTAGGTCCTAATCAACGTAGTCACTCTCGATTTCTAAGGGCTCTTGTCCAGCGTAGGTACGCATCGCATTGAGTGCGTCCCTGTACATCTCCTCCGTCTTCGCTTGATTAGCAATGGCAGCAATTTTTACGGCAGTAAGTTCATTCTCATGACGCAGACGTTCCTGCTCAAGCTTCTCGCGAGAGGAACCAAGCTTAAGATAGTGCGAGATCACCTGCGCAGAGGCCGTTCCTTCACGAAGTTGCTTCTCTGCGAGGTCTGATGCAAGCGAAACCAGCTGATTTTCTCGGCCCTCGGGAGTCATAGCCGGTCCAAGTGGCCTAGAACTAGAGCCCCCGACTTTTCTCGGCATGGTTTTCAACTCCTTTTCATGGCTTTAGACCAGATGGGGTGGGGTTTCGGGGCGGGGAAGATCACTTTGCTTCACCAAAAAGTGCCTTCGGGGCTATTTTTGGT